AGCTTCGGTGTATTCTTTTATAGTTTCTGGACTTTCATCTGGGATGAATATTGTTGCTCCATCTTCCAGTTTTAAAGTAGGCATGACTAATCTTTCTTTGTTAACATTAATCTGTTTAATAAATCATAATAAACATCAGGGCTTTCACTTTGTATTTTATAGAGAGATCTATCTAAATAAATATCTCCAGTTTTAGAATCGACTACATTATAATCTTTTATATCAAATGAACTTATATTTTGTTTTTGGGCTAAAGCTGCTACCAAACCTTCATATTGTTCTCTAATTTTTTCTTCGTCAACATCTGATAAAAAGCCTTGTTTACTTGCTTGTAATCTATACAAAGCATCTTGTTGATCAGGGTTTTGTTGTAAATATTCTAGAATTTTTTGATCAGCTGGTTTAGCTTCTTGCAAAGCTATGTCTGCTCCTAAGTAACCTTGAGTAAATTCACTTAAACCTAATGGACTAAATCCAGTTGGGCCTTCTTTCGGCATAGTCATGGCGGCAAAACCTGCCATCATTTTTTTAGCAAAGTCAGGATCTTCTGAAACTTTTTCTAAATAACCACTACCAAAAGCTTTTAAGTAATCTAAAAATTTTGGTGTACCCTGTATAACATTGCCATCAGCATCTAGCTGTGCTTCAAATCTGCCAGTTTCGTTATTAAAAAAGAATCCTTTTTGTTGTAATATTTTTCTAGCATACACGCCAATCGTTTCATTAGGAACGCCAGATAAATCTATTGGACCAGTTATTTCATCTGTTTCTTTTGGTGGGTCATCTTCTATTTTAGTAGTTTCTTCTTTACCACCGCCAAGAAGAGAAGGCGCTACTCCAGCACCTAATAATAATCCACCAGCGGTTGTAGTTACTGGGTTTCTAGTAAATATGTTACCGCTTCTTTTGACTGTTTCTTCAGCAACATCATCTACTATTTTGGCATCAGCAATATCATCTACTACTTTAGCTTTGCCCATGTCTTTAACTTTTCTACCACTGTCTAAAATTTGTCTTATTCTACTAATGGTTGTGGGCGCTGCTCTGGCTATAGCACCGCCAATAGGCACTAAAGCTCCTACTGCATACTTTTCTACTTTAGGATTCTTTTTTATTTTTGTAATAGCCGAAGCTATACCGCCATCAGCAAATTCTTCTTCTGGCTTAACAACCTTGTAGCGAGACTTAGGGCCTGACGGTACGTCACTTTCTGAAATTAAATCTCGCAAGCGATACATTCCTTCGGATCTGTCGTCTATTTTATTTTGATTGATGTCACGAAACTCCATAGTTCTTTCAGGACCTATGACCATGCCCTCTGGAAAGGGTGAACCATCTTCTAAACGTAAATTACGTTTTTTAAGAATTTCTTCAATTAAAGATTGACGATCATTTTCTATTTTTTTAACAGCCGAAGCTATGCCACCATCAGCAAATCTACTTTCAAATTTAACACCCATTTCTGCTGGGTTTTTATATAGAGAAAAATTAGGACTCATTTGATAAGAATATTCTTCGCCTTTTTTTCTTAAAGGTATGCCTCGGCTTTTTAATATTTCATTGATGCCTCTTTCAGCAAGAATATCTTCTATTTCTTTTTCTCTAATTATTTCTTTGAGAACGTCTGCTATACCTGTGTTCATTATTTTATTATTAAATTGTCTAAGATTTTATAATTTATAGAATAAAAACCATCGTTATCTAGATTAACAACTCCTGGAATGTGCATGACTTCTTGAGCCATAACTCCTGTTGTTATTGGATTGTTTAAATGCACGCCCATTAATTTAGCTAATTTATTCCAAGTCCAAGAATAAATATTTATACCATTTACAGATCCTAATTTTTTAATATTAGTTTTTAATCTTTTGTCTGATTTAAAACCAAACTGACCCAGTGCTGTTCCAAGTTGACCTAATGTGCCAATACCTCTTTGTAAAGAACTAGGCATGCTGTAAGTTTGTGGTTGATACATTTGAGCACCAGTACCACCAGATATACCACCCATTGGCAATCCAGCTAACAAGGCCTGACCTCTTTGTAATCTAGTAAATGGTTCGTCAGCTAAGACATCAGCTGCTCTAAATCTTCTGCTAAGAGCATCTTGCGTAATGCCTCTTTGAGTTTGTCCTAGATTTTCAAGCGTGCCTATCTGACCGGTTAATAAATCTTGACCTGCTGAACCTATAGAACCAAGTTGCGAACCTAGTCCAGAAATACCTTGACCAAGCGTGCTGTAAGCTAAACCAGCTGTACCCATGTTTTGACCTAAAGTTCCTAATTGACTAACTTGTTCAGCAGCAGCATCTCTAGCACTTTGGAAACCTTGAGATCTAATACCGCCGACGGCTTCTAACAAACCTCTACCCAGCGCTTCTTGTCTTTCGGTTTCTTGCAATCTGCCTCGACTACCGCCGAACGCTCCAGCGCCAACTGCACTAGCACGATTTGCTATACCTTCTTGTTCTGATTGTTCGGTTATATCTCTAATTGCTTGCTGAACGACTTGTTGTTCAAATGGATCACTAAAAGTTTTAATCGCTTCGCTAGGATCTCTAGCCAATCTAGCTGCTTCTGCTAAATTAAAAGTGCCTTGACCCAATTGACCAATGCCAGCTCTAGCAGCATCTATACCTTCTCTGGCAACGTCAGCTGCCTCTGGTATGTACTCGCCAAATCGACCAAGCCCACCAGCTAAAGTTCTAGCCTCTCTTTCTAAATCTGTTAAATCAGCTGTGCCTTCAATAGGTATGTCTCTTTCTTGAGCTATTAAACCTTCATATTCTCCAGGCGAACCAAAATAAGAAGACAGTATTCTTCTGCTAATATCTTCTGCAAAAGGATCAACAAACTGATAACCAGTTTGTGGTAACTCCATAGTTTCAGCTTCAACTTTTTTTATTTTAGGTTTTTTACAAGTACAACCCATTATTATTACCTCAAATCGTTGTAGTAAGTTCCACCAATTTTATGAAACCCATTTTTAAAAAATAACTTTTCTGCTTTTTCAATGCTAGTAATATTATAGATACCCATAACTATGGGCTTGTTTTTTTCTTTAGCATAAGCCATAGCAGTTTTTAACAAAAGATCTGAAGGTTTTTCACCATCAGTAATTTCTCTGTGTTTAGGCAATACATAAAACCAAGAGTCGCCTAAAAAATTTTCATTAGACCACCAATGATCAGTTTCTTCTAAACCCACACTGCCAACTATATTGCCATCTATATCTCTTACTACAAAAACAACACCGTCTAAAAGAACGCTATTTATTTTATGTGAAACTCTGCCCCAATGTAGTTTTGGAGATTTGCCATTAATTGAAAAAGAATGTTCTTTGTGAAAATTATCAGCTAAAAACTCAGCTATCTCTTTGCCATCTGCTTCACAAAATTTTAATTTATCTACCGTAAATTTACTCATGACATTGATCCCATGTAATCTTCGGCAGCTTTTTGTAAAGCATACATTTGTTTTGCGCCTTCCATTCTTTGTGCAAATGGGTCATCAGCTGGCGCACCAGCTAAGGCACCGATACCGCGTACTGCTTTAGCATTAGTAATAAACTCACCATCACTCAACATGGCTGGTATTTTATCGTCACGTTCTCCGCCAGGACCAGTTACTAAATCATCCCGATCTGGAAACATTTGACCATCTACCATCATGCCTTCGGCTGCGTATAGTTGGCCTTCAATTCTTCTAGGTTTTAAGTTGAATTGAACTCTTTCTTCTGGAGCTGCAGCCATAGGATCAAATCTACCAGGTCTGCCAACATTGTAAGCTTTAGTAACCTCTGAATAATAAGGTCGATAAACTGCTTTTAAAGGAGAACTTTCATCAATATATTGAACTGCATCTGGAGTATATTGTTGGGCTCTTTGTAAATCTAATATAGCTTTTTGCAACAATTTTTCTTGATTACTTAAACTTGGTAAAGCATTTATTACAAGCATTAATTCATTATCTAATCCAGAGATACCTCCATTAGCCATTCTAGTTATTGATGGAATATTTGGTCTGTTTAAAGGACCTATGCCTCCAGAAGATATTTGCATTGGCATAGTTAAATCTGAAAAATCAGTAGGGTTCGTAATTTTATCTTCATCATCTTCATCTTCTTCATCTTTTTTCATAAAATCTTTAAAACGTTCTTTTATCTTTTCTAACATAGATTTTTCTTTCTTTGCCATCCCTCCAGGAAAAAAGCCTTGAATGCCTTGTTTTTCTTTGAATACCTCCATTGCCATATCTGGATCCATGGCCATACCGCCAGCTTCTAACATAGCAATACCACCAGCAGCAAAACTATCTGGATCGTAACCCATTTTTTCTACGACATCAGGTCTCTCCTTTGCTAGAGACATTAAGCCCTCTTGATTTGGTTTTATGTCTTTCATATAACTATTCCTTTAAATTACTACGTGCGACAGATTTAGACTTTTCCCAGCTACGCATACCACCAAGTCCTAATAAACTCATAGTTAAAGTTAATAAACCTTCGGTTGCTATTTCTGGTACTGGGATATCAGATCCTGAAACCATTAAGCCCCAATTCAATATAGGTCCTATAAAAAAAGACCATAACAATCCTAAACAACACACCCACATAATCGCTGGTCTAGCACCGGCGACAAACATGGACGGGTTTTTAGCTTGTTCTTTATTAACTTCTATTTGAGCTAAATTTGCATTGTGTAATTGCATATCCAACTCATGCTGTAACTTAGCCTTTAGATCTTTGTCCTCAACAAACTTATCTAAAACTTTGCCAGCTACACCTACTACTGAATCTAACATAATTCCTCGTGTAAGTTACCAAAAGTCATCATAAGATGCGCCATGTTGTTCATACTATTCTATATGTACTTCCATCAAAAGTCATGGCTATATTCCTATTATCTTTTGGGTTTGCATAAGAGACATGCACCCAACCGCTATTAGGACTAACGCCATCGTAATATTCTAAAATAATCTGATCGTACTCTAAATTTTCTATAATGTAGTTAAACAAACTTTCGTTATCAACAGTTGGTATTTCTATATCTACTGCTTGTCCTAAACAATGTTGACTTTTTGTTGAGCCACCTATGGCTTTGTTTAGTTCTGGGGATCTATAACCACTATTAGGACTAAAAGCAATTTTGTAGTGATCTCTAATTGGTTGCACCACATTTTCACAAAGGTTAATTAAATTATTAAGTATTTTTTCATCTTGAATAGAATTATCTATTTCTTTGCGTTTAGCAGTTTGACTTTTAACAAACTCACGAACTGTAAAGTTTTTACTAAGTTTGGTATTTTCGTCCCAATCGCTCATGAGTAACTGGTTCTTTTCCTGCGATTTGACATAACTGCACCACAACCTTTGTTTAAGCGTGTAACAATACCGCCATCTTTTTTTTTGAGAATTGTTTTTACGTTGGTTGGTTTACCACCAACACCTTGAGGCTTGGCTCTTTTTCTAGCTACTGCACTACGTCTCTGAGCAGCTGTCATTCTTTTAGCTTTGGCTCTAGGTACACACTTAGGATATTTTCTTTTAGAACCTTTAACTTTGGCTCGACCACAAGCTTGAAACTTGCCATCTTTTTTAGGTGCACCGATATCAACCCAGTCACCTTTAGGGCCTTTACCAAACCATTCTGTTAATCCACCTTTAGGCTTTGCCATTTTTCTTTCTCTTAATAGATCTCATGGCCTCATTTCTTATCGCTTGTTTACCACGTTTAAAAATGCCTACCACTTCATTTTTTTTCATAACTTTAGCACGCTGTTCGCCTACTGTTAATATTTGTATTTTACGAGCAAAAGGTTTTTTAATCTTTTTTACTTTTGCTACCGTAGCTCTAGCATCAGCGGGTGTAGCAAATTTTATCTTAACAGTATCTTTAGGATTTTCGTCAGTATATAAACGTCTGCCAGAACCTTTTGGTTTCTTACCTGTGCCTTTTTTAGGATCTCTTTTTTTACTAGGCATTACCTATAACCACCGCCGCGTTTTTTATAAGTTCTAACTAGCCAAGCATTAGCATAAGCTGAAGGGTAAACTTTAAATTTACGTTTAGCTTCTGCTTTTACTCTGGCATATAAGGCTGGATTAGTTGGTGTAGCACCACTTTTCTTTTTTCTTTTTTTAACGCTACCACCTTTTTTTAATTTAAGCGCGGCCAAACTTCTAGCTTGTTTTGCATGTGCGTTACTAGCTTTTTTTAAAGCTTTTGTAACTTTTTTTACCGTTCTTTTTACTTTTTTTCTAGCTACCATTTAACACCTCCATCTTTTTCGTGCTTGTCTTAATCTAGAATTAGGATTCTTTGCTGCCTTCGGAAACTTTTTCATTTGCCCAGCAGATCTAGCACAAAAAGATTTACGGCGCTTGGCAGCCTTGCTACCTTTTTTTACTTTGCCAGTTACTGCTGTTTTTAATTTAGATCCTGGATTTAACTTTCGATAGGCTTTAACACCAGCCTTAGTCATTCCAGCCCCTTTTTTAGTAGGCCGAAAATTTTTTTTATTTCTAGGTGGCATTTTGCCTTTCTTTCTAGTCGTTTTTGCCATTTGCGCTCTACTAATTGCCACTTATTTATTTTTTATTTTTATAAATGTTTTACGCCCCAAAGCTTGATTTCTTTTCATCTTGCTTTCTGCTTGTTCCAAAGTAGCATTAGTCATGATTGGTATTTCATGCCCATGTTGATAAACGTCATATTTAGTTTCTTTTGTCATATTATTCCTCTATGAAATTGTAATACTAATAGCTCCTAAACTAGAAGTCATTTGTGGACTAAACCTAACTTTGCTATTAGCAACAGTAAGTATAGCAAATGGTTCGCTAATATCGGTGAATCCAATACCATCAAACACTTGCAATGAATTAGTAGTAGTATTAAAAATAATAGTGCCAGCGTTAAAGTTTGATTGATCTCTTTCTTCAGTATTAAATTGTTCAGTATTAATTGGATCAAACTCACCTAAATTTAATTCTAATAATCTAACCAAACGATTGAACAATTCTGGCGTTACCAAACCATTAGCCACTGGCAATCTAGTGTTTAAGAGTTTTGCCATTATCTTCTACCGTCAGCTCTAATATCGTAACGAGTTGCTCCCAAACGCCAACCCACACCTAGGTTGCCGCTATCACCATCGTTAGATGCTAAACGTATCACTGCTTGTCTGCCTCTAGCTCTAATATGACCTTGTTTAGTAGTTGGTGTAACAGTTGAAGTTTGTCCAGAACTTAACGTATCGCCTGGAAAATTTCTAGTTTTAGTAACTATATTGACGTTAGAAGCTGCATCATCATCTAAAAACTTTATGTCTGGTATTACTCTTTTTAAAAAAGAAAAACTATCGCCATCGCCCAAATCAAAATCAGACGATTCAATAAATACGTTAGTCATTTCAGCACCGTCATCATTAAAACCAAATTCGTGTTGAAATAAAAAATTACTACCAGTTGCTTGTGGATATTCTTCAATGTTTGAGTCTAACCAAGCAGTTCTGTTGAGTTGTCCGTAATACCAAATTTGTTCTTGATAATTATAAATTACATACCTATCTATTTCGGTAGCACTAGCAGATGGATAAAACCAGCCTATCTCTGAGTGTTTGTTATTAGTAAAGCCGTGTATTTTAAAACCTTGTTCTTGATTAATATCACTAAAAACATAATTTCTAACGGTGCAAGGTATTTGTTGCACGGTACCATTGTATACATAAAAAGAATCATAACTCATAAAAAACACACCACCAGGGGCAGTAACTGCTGCTTTAGGTCCTATTAATCCAGTGTTTTCATTTATTAAATTTAAACCAAAAGTAAAAGGCGGTCCGATAAATTGCATGCTGTAAATAGCAGTGTCAGTAAAAACAACTATCTCTTGTCTAGCTTTCACTGCGCCAATAAATTTAGAACCAGAAGAAAGTCTTAAAGATCCAGCCGTATTAGTTGTTAAAGTTCTAAAATCCAGTGGGTTTTCTTGATCGCTAAAAGCAATTAACATAGGATCTATTTCACCAGTTCTAGCATCATTAACGACAGGATCTACACCAAAGACAATTAAGTGTCTATCAGTTTCTGAAGTTAAAACTTGTAAGGCTCTTGTTGGAACTTGATTAAGAGCACTTGTTTGACTGCTTAATTCAACTGCTCTAGTTGAAGTAGTATTGTTTTCTACCCAACGAAAAATTTCTCCTCCTCTAACATTTAAAATTAAATCTTCACCATAATTATCGTGAGTCCAAATTCTTAAATTATTTAATGAGGTTTCTACTCCAGAGGCTGCAGCTTCGCCCCAGCCATTAAAATCATTAGCACTACTTGCGTTACCCGTAGCTAATTGCACGGTAGCACCATCACTGTGTGCTGCTGCTGTAGTTCCTTGCACACCACGAGTACAACTGCTTAAAGTGTTTGTAGAAACTGAACCAATAGTTATCAATTCTTCGCCTATCAAAATAGTATCACTAGCTACAAAACCAGTAGCACTGGTTAATATTATAGTGGTGTCAGAATTAGAAATACCACCAGAGTCATTTAAAGTTGTAGTTAAAGCATTGTCTGTAGTACCGCCCCAAAGACCTGCACCCCAACCAGTCGATCTAACTACTGTATCTAAGCCAGTGTTTACCTGATAAAGACCATCCGTGCCTGAGCCACTATTACCAGTGTCACTGCTGTTAGCGGTAACTGTATTTCCAGAAGTATCTTTTGCCGTGATGGTATAAGTATTACCATCAACAATACTTGTTATTTGATATTCTTGATTTAAAACAGTAGCTGTAATTAAACCACCTAAACTAACTGCTCCAGAAAAAGTAACAAAATCATTTACCACAGCTCCATGAGCATCATCAGTTACTGTTAAAGTAGATGAACCATTAGTAGCAGCAAAAGTTATAGAGTTGGTGCTAGTCTTTCTAATTGGTGTAATATCATTAAAAGCGTTGTTGTTTTCTACTAAATAATATTTTAAATGCGTCCCTACGCCCAAGTATTTTACCCCAGCTAACGACACAAAATTATGTAACGCTCTAGCTGTGCCTTGATAGGTAGAGGTTAAAAGTTTTTGCCAACCGCCAAATTTTTCAGGCAAGCCCATACGAAAACGTACTAAGTTGCAATCAAACCAACTGCTACCATTATCGTATGAAGTACCTTCACGATTTATTCCAGGTTGAAAAGTTATTTTTTGTAGAGCCATTTTTTTATTTTACACAAAAAAATAAACTAGATAAGTTAGAAAAGCGATGTTTTTACCATAAAGCCGGTAATGGTTAACATTAGAGTACCAAAAAAAACTAAGCCAGCTCTAATGCTTTTATTTATTGCTTTTACTTCGGTTTCAATTGTTTCTAATCTACGCCAGTTTTCACGCCACCTAACTTCGCAAGCTGCTTCATGTGCGGATAATCTTTTATCTATTTCTGCAACAGTTGCTCTAGCCATCTTATTTGTTAAACCAGTCTTTTAAATTATATTTAATTTGTTCGTATTTACTAGGTGAAAACTTTTTTAAAGCAATTATTCCTAGCACTGCTATACCTAATATTATTATTAATGTTTCCATATCTGCCTCTTATTAATTAATTGATATTAAAGGGTTTCTACTATCGTCTTGTTTTTTTTGTATAGTATCGACTTTATCTTGCAAAGCTTTTATTTGAGTTTGTAAAACTAAAATTTCTTTTTCTATGGTTACATCAGCATCGGTTAAAGCTTGTAATTCTTTTTTGTAAGAAACACCTGAACGTTTTTCAACTGCTTCTAATCTAGTTACATAACCAGCACCTGTATAACCAAAACCAGCAATAGTACTAACCAAAGCAGCTACTGCGATTATTTGTCCTAATTTTCCTTTAAGCCATTCCATATTATAAATTGGGTTGTATTGCTTTTATTTTAACAAGATTTTGATAATTTGCATTAAACATTTCTGTAAAGGCAGTTTCATTATCAAGTATTATGTTATTAGTATAAATAGCTTTAGCTTCATACCAGTCTATTTTGTTAGGTAATTTTGTAGTTCGATAAGCATCAAACCCAGGCACATAGTTTATATAATTAATTATTTTTTCTTCTTCGCCATATTCATTATTTACAACTCTTTCTTCAATAACCTGATCAGCTTGCTCTTCTAAATTTTTAGCCACAATATTATCAGCAATTGTATCTGCCTCTGATTTGTCGATTTGTTGAACGTTTTCTATATCGCTTTGGTTTGTGTTGTTTGTATTAACATTAACAACAGTTGTTACAACAGTTTCAGATCCTATTTCTGTAATATTTTGCATACCATTATTTACAGAATCCATATTCATAGTATCAAAGCTCACACTCATATTGGCGTTTGTTTGTCCAGAACCACTACTACCAATTGCATGCACATCGTTACCAGCGGTAGTGCCACTAACACTATTAGCTGCAGCGCTAACCGTTTGTGCTACTACATCTAGTTGAGTTTGAGTAATACCAGATTTTTCATCTATCTTGCCTACTGTTACAGCTTCTACCTCTATTTCTACCACTTCTTCTATTTCAGGCTCATCAAGTTCAGCTACTCTTTCTTCTATTTCTTCTTCATATTGTGGTTCAAAATTTTCTTCTATTATCTCTTCTAACTCCTCTATAAAAATTTCTTCTTCAATAAATTCTTCTGGGAAAAACTCTTCTTCTAAACGCATAGTCAACTCAAAAGGTTGTTCAAAAGGAGTTAAAGCTATAAGTTCAATTGGTAATTCATATATATCTGGCAGCGGGTCTAAATATATTTCTTCTTGACGAAAAGGATCTTCTATAAATACTGGTTCAAAATATGATTCTTCTACGCGTATTGGTTCAAAGAATATTTCTTCCTCGTAAAAGAAAATCTCTGGTTCTTCAATAAAAGTTCCCATGGCCATGAGTTCTTGCTCGTCGACAAAACCATAATCAAATTCTTCTTCCATAACAAAATAACTTATGTCTTGTTCAAACCTATAGCCTGGACAAAACGGTGCATATTGCGGATCTAAATCACATTGTTGATCATCAAAAGCCTCCCAATAACCAGGACAGGTGGGGTCATTAAGCGGATTAGAACAGTCGATACTGTTACCAGAACCAACACCGTATAAAGAACCACCGTTTTCTAACGCGGAGTTCATAGCAGAGTTATTCCATGTTTGACTTATACAAGAAGAGCTATTAGTTGTGCCTTTGCCACATTGATCATGATAGTGATAGGTATAAAGTTCGTTTGTGTTTCCTTGTTCGCCAATTAACACATCATGATTAATTATATTTAGACCACCATATCTAAATTCAAAACTGTCATCTGATTTCCATAAAATAACTTCAAAAGAATTATCGGTATTACCTCTGTTATATTCTCGTAAGTCGTACCAACCAAATACGCTTTTGTCAGTAAAATTTTTAGCTAATACTTTTGAAGCATTGTCTCGTATTAAATCAGTCCAGAAAGGATATAAACTATATGTAATCTTAGGCAGTGGATCAGGCGTATAATCATTGCAGTAACCTCCTGAAGATCCAAAATGCAAACAACCATTAGTGGCCATTCTTGCAGTGGTAAAATCTACGCCATAAAAAGTAAAGGTAAAATCTAAATTAAAAACAGAAGATACTCTATCATCCCCTACACCTAAATTATGAGAGGTAGCTATATCATTTGTTTTTAAATCAAATAATGGTTGATTATTTTCATAAATATAATTAGCAAAAGAAAAATTACTAATTAATAAACTAAGAATTATTAAATTCTTTTTCACAGGTACGTCTGCTTTTCTTTATGCCTTTAGCTGTTTTAGTTTTGCTACAGCTGGCTATATATTTTGCTTTTCGTTCTAGATAGTCAGGTCGATCTATTTTATTGACAACCCAAGCAACCGAGGCTTCTTCACCTATTTTGCCCAGATAAGGACAAGGTGTGCCTGCCATTTCCATGGCTTTAAATACTCTAGAGTCTTGACAAAGTATTGCTACTGAAGCTACTTTCATACCAGTGTCATACAAATATTTTGATAATTTTAATCTTTCACA